AAAATTTCAATTTCCCTTCGTTGAATGGGTATGATGGTGAATACTATCAATACGCCCTAGAAACGAAAATGGGAGATTGTGGACATGTATTATACAGAATGGAGGACGGAGAGAAGAAAGTTCTGGGACTTCATTTGCTGTATCATGCCGGATGTAAGTTTGGTTTAAGTATACCATTCACAAAACAAACTTACATTTTAGCCTATGAGGCAGCAAAGAGAAGTGGAGTGGATCTTGCAGAGAAGCCAGTAGTAACTATACTGGAAGATCTGGAAATTCAATCAGACGTTCCTAATAAGGAATCAAATGTGTTAAATGACATCCTCAGTGTTGTCCAACCAGTTGTTTCCGGAATGGAGACAGTTGCTGGAATTTTTGATAACCAACCTGTATATAATACAGATGGTTTTGCCCCAAATACAGTTAACATCCCCCGACAGGTAACGACCCTTGGCTTTATGAAAGATGACTACAATTCCTTCCAAGGAGATGTAGTATCTGAAAGGAAAATGATTGACATGGAGGAGAGAATGCGAATACCTGCTAGAATCGCTGTTACCAATTGGCAGAAAACTCAAGCCGCGGAAACGTTGCTTGAGTCATTTCCTGTGACACCAATGGCGAGCTTCAAGTATCTAGACACTAATGTGTGTTATGATTGTGGAGATCTAGCTGCTTTCGGATTATCTTATCAAATGTGGAGAGGATCTTTGGAATATACTTTTGAAATATGTTCAACAAAATTTCACCAGGGACAGCTGTACATTTGCTACTGTCCAAATCCCCAACCTTCAGGAACTTTGACATATGCCCAGGCCCAAAATTTAGATGGAATTTCAATTGATGTATCAAATTCAAACCGAACAAAATTTGTGATCCCCTTTACTTACCCCTTGGACTTTTGTATGACTGGAAACGGATTTGTTGGCCTTAAATCTAATGTTTTGACCAACGCAGTGACTCAGGACCCGATCAACGACACCATGAACACCGGCTCAATCTACATCTTCTCTCAAAATCCTTTGAGAGATGGTGGTTCCAACGGGATGCCCACTAATGTGGACATCAACACCTACGTGAACGCTGGCTCAGACTTTGAATACAAAGTGCCACGAGTGGCACCGGATTATAAGTGGAAAGCTAATGGCGTTGTAAGGCAGTCCAATCGCACTGGCGCAGTTGCGATGGACATCCCCACAGTGGTTCCTCCTTCTTACGCTGAAAATGTGTTAAAAGGAGTTGTCGACGATGGTCCAGCCGACACTGGATCAATACTTGACAAGCCATATATGGTGGGGCGCTTCACAGTAGGCACCACCCACACCTTTAGCCAGAAACTGTATACAGTCAATCTACCCCATGACTTTGCGGATTCTGGCGACAGGGCTCCCTCGGGACTTTTCTCCTTTCACAACTTCTTACGTTGTGATTTTGAGGTGACTATTCGGCTGAATACCACCCCATTCTGTTGTGGAATGTTGAGAGCGGTCTATAGTCCGGTGCCGGACATGATTAGACCATACTACCAGCTTTCAGCGAATTCCAATCCCCGATCTTTCAATGGATCCAGTGTTTTGCCTCATTGTGACTTAAATTTGAATGGCCAGACAGAAGCCAGCTTTGTTGTTCCATGGAGCAGCATTGCACGGCTTTTGCCACGCCCGGCTGACGCCGTGTTTGGCCAAATTGAAGTGTTTGTCAAGAATGAGTACAAAGGTTCAGCTGGAATATTGAATGGGACTATCTGGATTAGAGCTCTCAATCCACATGTGAGTGTTAAACGTGTGGTGGGAACTAGTTTCCAGGGCCCCGATGGGGATGAGGATGATAAAACAGCCTCAGCAGAAGGAGAAGAAGTTGTCGTCAGTGCACTCCCTAGAAGTGAGGGTGGACAGTATGTCTACCTGAGGAACAATCATATGGGAGTGATTCAGCTGATGAAGAGGGCACACTATGTTGGAAGTTTTGACATTACTGCCAAGAACATCCAACAGAGTGAGCAAGTGAAGTTTTCACTGGATAATGGTACAAGAGCAGACTATGTTTCACATATGTACTTGTACCGATCAGGTTCAAAACGTGTTTTGTGCCTGGTTGCTGGAAATAGAACTCATGGTGGTTTTCTAACTCTGAGGTATGCACCTTATGAGTATGCACTGAATTCCCCCAATAATGTTGCTTCACCAGCTGTCCATGATGATCACTTGAGAGCATACGTGCCACTACACCATTCTGTAGCCACGTTTGAGTTGCCTCAGTACACTCCTAGCGCGATCGCTCCTATCTTTTCTGATAGTTCCATCTATAGAAATGGAGGAGCAGGAGCGCGCCGAGGAGTTGTGTACTTGGG